CCGATGCCGACCGAGAGCAGGTCGAACAGCGCCTCGCCGATCACCGTCGCGTAAGCGTCGTTATCGCGCGCGATGTCGGTGTTCAGCAGGCGCTCCAGGATCTCGCCGGCGACACGCGCAACGTCGTCCTGCGCATCCGCGAAGCGGCGCGAGACATCCACCTGCGGCGTTTTCCCGTAGAGGAGCGCCTGCGTCGTCTGCAAGTTGGCTGCAAAGTAGTTCTGCTTGTTCTTGTTCTTACTGAGCAGATCGTCTTTGCGGTCATCGGTGTAGCGGCGCAGGATCTTCTCCGCGCGGAGGTGCCACGGGTCGATTTCTTTGTGCGCGGCGTCCATCTCCATTTTGAATCGCGCAGCCCAGCCCGCGGGCGTGTCTGGGTACTGCTCTTCTTGGTCTCCTGCGCTCTCAGGCATCAGTGCGGCTCCGCTGTAATGATGAGGCCCTGCGCGGGGGGTGCGGCGAGCCTGGTGCGGTGCTCAGGGCATCGGGTCAGGAACGGCGCCATCGGGCCCGCAGAGGGGTTCGCCAGCACCTGCCAGCCGTGGCCGACCTGAGCCTTGAATCCGAACCCGCCGGTAACGAGCAGGCAGAGGTCAACATGCAGCGTGTGCGGGCAGTCCTGCTCCTCGCACTCCATAGCCGCTTCCAGTCCAAGCTTGATCACAGGCGCCCTCCCTCACTGCCGCCCGAGGGCGCGGTGTCCCAGATGTCATCGAGTCGATACGAATTGTTCATAGGCAGCGCGGCTGCCCTCGTGATTGGCCGTGGCTTGCTGGTGATCAGCTCGGTCACTTTGGCCACTACCGCGCAGTACCTGAATGCGTCTGCCGTGTGACTGGACCAGTCGTGCAGCGGCGTCGTTGAGTAGGCGCGCGACTCCTCGTCCCACTCGCGGCGGTAACTCTTCAGCGCGTCGATACCCGCGGCCGTGCGGCTGTGAAACTTGCACCGGCCCTCGAGCAGCCATCGCGCCGCCTGGATACCGTCCTGCAACGAGAGCGCGGGCCCGATCTGAACCTGACCGGGCCATCGCGCACGGCACTGGTCCTCTACGCTGACCTCGCTGGCCAACGTCTTCGCGCGCGCGTCGTGCGGTAGCCAGTGCTTGACGTACCGATAGCCGCGCTTCTCGACGACATCGAAGTAATGCGACAATCCTTTGAGGTGCTCTTCGTAGTGGTCAATCAGCTCGACCATGCCGGGTCCGGCGATACGCCAGAACCAGATCGCGGTGCTGTCTGAGCGCCCGAGGTCCCAACTGGTGAACACGCCGTCGTTGCCGTGCTCAAACTCGGTGATGCCACCAGCGTGGTCGAGGGCGTCGATAGCCTCGCCCCAGATAGAACCGAGGGCAGACGCCGCGTCCTCGCCGTCGATATAGACCTTGACCCATTCGCTATCTTTGCCGGCGACCAGGCGCGTGTAGTAGGCCGGGTCCAGGTTTTCCAGGTTCTCAGCCTCGGCCGAGCGGCCTCCGGGCTGACGATAGATCCCGTAGCCGGGCAGTCGGAGTTTGAACAGCGTGTCAGCCCAATGCCTCGCGTGCCACGGGTTCGTATCTCCCCAGATGCCGAACCACGTCGGGCCGCCGTCTTTCTTGGCCGGGTATCTCGAGACGCGGGCTTGCATCGCGTCGAAAATTGCTTTGCTGACCTCGCGCATCTCGTTGAAGTAGGCGCCGGTCAACTCGAGCGAGAGCAGGTTCTTGACATCCTCCGGGCGGTCTAGCGCGCGGAACAGCACGTCGCACTCAACGTCGTTGAACCGCATCTCGAAAATGAAATCCCGCTCGCGCCAGCGGCCCAACTCGGCGGGGATCCACTGCTCGAACGTCTTGCGCGTGGTGTCGCGCAGCTGCGGATAGCTGTTGCGGATGACCGCGAATTTCGTGCACCGCTTGCCGTTGGGCCCTGGCTTCTGCTCGCAGGCGCGACGCAGGATCTCAAGGACACAGGCGCTGCTTTTGCCGGAGCCAACAGGGCCCACTACGCAGCGGACAAACGAGTCGTCATCGAGGAACTGAGAGAGCGTCGGCGGCGCGTTGTACGCGATGCGGATCGGCTCTGTCACTCCCTCGGCACCGAGCGCGTGATGCTGATATTGACTTGGAGCGGGCCTCCGTTAGGGCCGCTGTGCTCGACCGTCTCAGCCCAGAGGCGCAGGTGCTTGCCGAGCAGCTCGTTCGCGCGGATCTTGTCCGAGTCCCGCTCTGCACCATCGGCCAGCGCGTCCAGCCGCTCGAGGATCCGGCCGGCGGTGATCTCGACCCGCTTGATCTTCTGGCCCTGCGCAGCCGCTACTGCCGCCGCAACGTGAGGGATCTGGAGCAGGTCAAATCCGGTCTGCCGAGCGCGGCGGACTGAGTAGCCGGCGCGAATGGCCGCTTGCGTGGCGTTCAGGTCGGTGAGGTATTCGGCAACGAACAACGAATGCCTAGCGCCGAGTTTGCGCATCGGGCCTCCTCGGTGAACGCGGCCGCGGTTGGTGGTGGAGTGGGCAGGATTTGAACCTGCGTGGGCGCGAGCCACCGGATTTACAGTCCGGCCCCTTCAGCCTCTCGGGCACCACTCCTCAGTGAATGCGGCCGCGAGCGGCGCGCTGGTCGTTGCGGATGTCCATCACGTCTTTCTGCACCTGCTCGAGCGTGACGCGGATCGTGTTCAGCGTGAGCGTCTGCTCGTTGCCGCTGTGCTCGAGCGACGTGGTTCTGGAGGTCAACTCAGAGATCGCGGTCTCGAATTGGGTGTGCTTGGCGATCATTTCACTTTTCAGCGCGGTACGGTCTGGAGAGTCGACGACCGCCCGTGCCAGCAGGGTGACATGGGCGTCCTGTATGGCGATGCGCTCTGGAGCGTCGAGGGCTGCCTGTGTAATGCGCGTGATATGCGTGTCGGCCGCGACGCCGGCCGTGTACACCGCGCAGCCTACGACCACCGCCAGTATCACGAGCTGCGCGGCCGGCCTAAGAGGCTTGGCAATCGCGCCCAGACTGCCTGAGGATTCCTGGTCTGGCACGGGCTAATCCCGGCGCATGTCGAGGCTGGTCATTCGGGCCTCGCTGATCAAAGGAAGGGGCTGAGAGGTCTGCGACCAGCGGCGCGCGCAAACGACGCCTACGCAGAAAACCCAGCCTGCCTGAACTATGCTGGAAACAACCCGAGCCGTCCAATCGGGCCAATCCGTCCAATCCGTCCAATCAGGGCCGCGCCGTCGAGGCGATGCCGATCAGCAGGTCCCGGAACCGCAACGGCGTCGCCAGCCGCTCGCGGCGTCCCATCAGCTCGCGGCGTCCCATCAGCTCGACAGCATCGTTCGCGCTGCGATTCCCGCGGGCTCGCGCCCGCTCGTCTGCCGAGTGGAACCCGTCATCGAGTCGCACGATGCTGTCGCTTGCCCCCCACTCGAGAGCGGGCAGCGTGCATCCGAACGAGTACAACCAGGAAGCCTTGCGCGCTCGGTGGCCGTAGTGCCCCTGCTCGACCTGGCAGCTCATCCCACCCGACGCGTCCGACGGAAACCAGCCACCCCGGCGCGGCGCCTTGAGCCCGTAAGCTCGCCACGCGTGCGAGCCCGCTGGATGTTCGAGAACGCCGCCCCAGCGCCGCACCGATGCGAGCGCCGATGCAAAGCACCCGTCATCATCGCCGAGTTTCCTTCGCTCGCGGGCAGAGGGACCGCCGAACCAATAGCGCCCCCATCGCTGACACGGCGGGTGCGCAATGACCGGATGTGGGCCTTCGTATTTCCGCGCGTCGCGCCCCTCATCCCACGGCTCGACGCCGGGAACGCCGAAGTAGCAGCCGGCCCCCGCGACAAAAAGCGCCGCTATCACTTCGCACCCGCCCCGGTGGCGTCCAATCGGGCCGGGATGCCGCGCCACCGCTCGAAGGTCGCGGTCTCCACATCCCAGCGCTCGCCCCGCCGTCCCTCGTATGCGTAGAGCCTGCGCCCGCCTGGCACGGTTCCTGCTCGCACGAGCTTCAGCGCCGTGGTGCGCGTAACGCCAAGCGCCGCCGCCACCTCGGCGATGCTCATCCGGGAAGAAACGCTCACGGGGCACCCAGGACGAACGCGGACGCCTTTTTGATGTCCTGGC